AATTGCAGATGTCAATGTCGGCTTTATGTCAGTACATGATAAGTACAAGGGCGGCGGAATTGGGCGCCAGATGTTTGACTACATGCACAAGACAACTCCAGCAGGTTCAGTATTAAATGTTGGCAAGGCAGCACATGATGCCACTCTGCATATGTCTAAGAAGTTGAATGAAGAAAAACCTGGCTCAGTAAAATATAAGTTGTTTTAAAGATGAACAGTAATCTATCTAAGCAGCAGTTTGGTCCCATGTACCATGGCACCAAGGCGATAATCAAAGATCACATAATTAGACCTGGTACAGGTGGCTTAGCATATGCAACTAGTGATCCAGGCTCTGCTGAGTTATTTGGCAAGACTAAGTTGCCATCTGGTGAGGTTGGCGAAAACAAAGTCTACAAAGTAATGCCTCTATCTGATGATGTATCTACTGCAAGAGGTAAGTTCAAGGATGAAACTCATTACTCCTCTGCTACTGGGTTTATTATTTTAGGAGAGAATGAATGAGCGCCCAAAATCTTTCTCAACAGCAGTTCTTTCATGGCTCACAACACTCTCTAAGAGTGGGAGATACAGTCAAACCACATAATGATTTTGCATGGGCATCAACAAATCCAGAAGTTGCATCATCTTACGCCGCCTCTGAAGGATTAAAGGCAGATAAACAACAGCCTGTGTTATTTGGCACAGTGTACAAGGTAGCGCCATTACAGAATGATGTGGTACGTAATCCAGGCGCTGATAAACGTTTTGGTATCTACGCATCTCCTACAGGATTTAAAGTTACTGGAGTTCACTCATTAGTACCTAATAATCAATTGGAGAACAAATGAACGCTAAAGATAATCTAAATAAAAGTCAATTTAAATTTATTATGCCAAAAGAGATGTATGTAAATGTTGCTATGCAAATGACTCCACCATCAGAGGCATCTAATACAGCAAGTAGTACCAAAGCATGAGCGCCAAGTACTCAACAAATCGCCCATTTAATCCAATGCAGATAAAGGATGGATGGATTGTCCGCATGGGCAAAGATGGAAGAATCAGAGAGCGTATCGAGCCATACCGACCAAAGGTTAAAAAATAATGTATGAGTATCGTGTGAAGAAGGTCCACAAGGTAGTTGATGGCGATACTATCGATGTTGATATTGATTTGGGGTTCTCCGTCTCATTCTTCTCCCGTGTGCGCCTTGCGGGTATAGATACACCTGAGAGTCGTACTACTGATGCAAAAGAAAAAGTCCTCGGCTTGGAAGTTAAGGAAAAACTTAAAAAAGAATTAGCGGCGGCAAAAGATGTTGTAATTAAGACGGAGAAGCCTGACTCATCAGAGAAGTATGGACGTATACTTGGTTGGGTCTTCTTAGACGGATCAGATGTGTCGCTTAATCAGAAGTTAATTAACGAAGGCTATGCTTGGACATATGGTGGCGGCACGAAGATAAAAGACTTTAATGAATTAGTAACGAAGAGACAGGTGAGCGCATGAGTGCCGAAGACAACCTATCTCCTAAGCAATTTAAATGGACACCTATTAAATTTGATTTAGATGTCGCTGATCATCTACGTAAAGAGCACGGCATAGAGCCAAGGGGTGGATGGTCTCGTACACCAATTGATGAGAAGACTCATAAGGAAGAGCACGACAAAGATGAGAATAGAGTTTCTGGCATCGTGGCTCATAAACACTTTGCTCCCGCACATTTAAAGAAGCGCTTTGGTCCAAACTATGGAAAAAAGTATCTATGAAAAAGAAACCTAAGTTTAAAGGTTACTCTCAGACTGGATATGGAAAAGAATCGGTTCAAGAGAGATTTAAAGTTAAGAGTGTAGATCATGAGGGTGGGTCTGATTACATTGCTGCTTGGGTAAATAACAATTTAAATAAGACACAGATGTCTAGTGCTGAGGGAATTAAAGATTTAATGCAAGGGCCAAAGTTAGGTTACAACGTAAGGAAGCCTAAGAGATCTGAACCTCGAGAGGATGAAGAATAGTGGCTGCCGAAAATAACCTTTCACATGAACAACTAAAGATGTTTATGACACCAAAAGAAATACGCTATCGTTATGAAGCGCAACCCGAAGAGTATGAAGACCATGAACTTAGTCATGAAGAGGTTATGTATCGCAAGTTACATGAATCAAAAAAGATTAAACAAACAGGCGGATTACCAGATAGACAGTTTGTAAAGGACTCTTTGTACCATAGTGTAAAAAAAGAAGGCGTAAAAACTCCAATACAACTAAACCCTAAACAAAATACCATATATGACGGACACCATCGCCTTGCAGCAGCAACTCACCTCGCTCCAAATAACCTTATTCCAGTGGAGTATGAATAATGACTTTTAAAGAATATGACATTACTCGTTTAGAGGATGATTACAACCGTGCCTAACTTATCTCCTAAACAATTTCACACTCTCTATCGTGGGTTAAGTTCTACTACCGATGTAAAAAAGCCCCTCGGCATGCATTGGACAGATGATCCAGAAAGAGCCGTCGGCTTTGCAAGAAATCCTATTCGGCGTGGACCTGGCGTTGTAATTGAAGGACAAGTGGCTAAGAGAAGTCGTGAGACTCGTCCTGATGTATTAAAGAAGAACCAAGTATACGATGAGTATTGGGAAAACGAAATTCCTGTTAAAAAAGGCAGCACCGTACATGTATCTGCTGTCACTAAGTTAAGTGATAAGAGAGATCGCACACGCACTTACACTCCACCAAGGAAGTGGAAAGCATAATGTTAAATCAAAAACAATTTACTGTTCCTATTCCATCTTATGTACAACAAAGAAAAGCAGGTGGTAAAGGTCATCTTGAAGGAGATAAGAGTGAGAGTGCTACTGGCATGGTTAGAACTGAGCGCCTAATTCCTTTGATGGAGCATAGACGTCTTGGTGCTGATGCCCAGCCTTCTAGTTCTAAAGTTATTGCTGGAATTAGAGGAGACATTCAAAAGGGCGGCGGTATTAACAATCCAATTATGGTTGCATATGATCATGCTAATAAGTGGGGTGTTGTTGGTGAAGGTCATCATAGATTAGAGGCTGCAATGGCTGAAGGCGTTTCCCATGTGCCAGTAACAGTTTATCGTCAGCCAGGATTAGGTGAGCGAAAAGAAAACTTTAAAGGTGGTCATCTAGCCATGACAACTAACTTTACTGATAAAGGAAGTCATGACGAACGTATGGGCAAAGAGTACGTGCCTACTAATATTCACCCTGGACACTTTAAGCAGTTTCAATGAACAACTACGACCATCAAATAGTCTCTAATGTTAGAGAGCATCTAACTGACGACCTACGTAGTGCAAAGTTTCGTGGACACGAGTGCAAGACCGCTGGCCACTGCTACGTAGCCAGTGAGGCCGTCTATCACGCACTAGGTGGTAAATCTGCTGGATACACTCCTATGCAGATTAAGCATGAGGGAACTAGTCACTGGTTCTTAAAGCATTCATCAGGAAAGATACTTGATGCAACTTCAGATCAATTTGCAACTGCAGTTCCCTATGAAAAAGCCAAGGGAAGAGGTTTCTTGACTAAAGAACCTTCTAAACGTGCAAAGACATTAATGGGTCGTATCAACTTATAAGTACTAGTAAAGTTTAGTTACCCACATTTGATCTCGTAGTTCTTTACACCTTATATAATTTTTATTTTCCTTTATAAATCTAGTCGTACTTGCATATCTTGGTCCAAATCCGCTGCCCCATTTATAATCATCAAATGCCATTACCCCATTAATCTTTAAACATTTAAATCCCATTATTCCATCGTAATATGTTTGACGATTTGTATGACTTCCGTCTACATATATAAAATCAAAAAACTTAGTATTTACATTAAAAAACTCATTACTTAAAAGTTTTACTTTTTTTAAATTGGAATATGAGGCAAGCCTACTATCGTATTCTTTTTCCCTGTTAATTCCTGGCCACATGTTATCGTCCCAGGTATCGACATCTACTAATAGGGATGTAGGATCCGTTAAAATGTGGTCTAAAAGCCATTTAGAGGCGTGGCCCACGTGTGCTCCAATTTGAAGAAACTTTAAATTAGGCTGATTTGCGTAAACAGTAAGTTCTTCAGTAAAGTTGCTGATTACTCTATCTTTAAAGTAGAGTTCATTTTCCATTTTAGAATAGTAGAATACCAAAGGAATTATATGTGGCCAAAGAAGAGGGTTGAAGAACCTACTGTTCAATTTGTTTCAATATTCAAAGGTCTAACAGGTATACCTGAAATTAATCCCCGTCCCGCTAAAGCGTTTATTCCGCAGTGGTGGAAAGATATGCCATTAAAACGTGCGGGATACGAACACTTACACGACGTAGCAGGAACTATAAAGGCTTGTCCTTCTTTTCCAGAATACTTTTCTCAAGGATTTATTATTCCTATGTGGACAGACACGGTAATTACATTAGATTTAGAAAACAATAAATTTACATGGTTATCTGGAAAAGGAGCAAATGTAGGAAAGGGGTTAGATATATTTCCCTGGGATTCTCACCCAAAAAATCAATTAATTGATTTTGTTACTCCGTACAGTAATGGAGAACCTGGAAATGCGGTTTTAAAAGCAATTGCTCCATGGAGACTTATTACGCCTCCAGGATACTCTGTTTTACAATTACCTGTATTTTATGAATTCAACAAAGATTTTTCTGCTATGCCAGGAATTTTGCATACAGACTTTGCAAGTGAAATTAACATTCAACTTCTTTTTCACAGTAAAAAGACAGAGATATTTATCGAACGAGGAACTCCTCTAGTTCAGTACATTCCTTTTAAACGAGAAAATCCATTATCTCATGTAGTAAGAGATGAAACAAAAGAAGATGAATCCCGCTTTCTTACAGAACAATTACGGGTTGCTACTAAATTTACGGGCGATTACCTTCATCAAAAACGTGAAGTATTAAAGAATAACCAATATGAGTAAAATTGTTAACTTATCAAAAGAAGAAGTTCGTGCATGTGCAGATATTGCATTAAACCGATGGATGATTAAGTTTGGAAGTATTGATCGACCTAACTATGCGGGTGACAATAAGAAGTACCTAGAGCCAGAAATTGCGGCAAATGTAAGGACTATTGTTGCTGAGTACGCTGTGGCCAAATTATATAAGCAGCCTTTTGTATTTCCTTTCTATACTAATGAAGAACATTCCTTCCGAAAAGATTTTCCAGATGTAATGCCAGTATATGAAGTAAAGTCTGTAAGAACTAAAGATGAAATCCCAGTATTTCCCAAGGACATCAGACCAGGGGTGGTTCTTGTAGGAGCCAGAGTATTAGACCGTGATTATTACTCAGAGGTTGAAGTTTATGGATGGCTTCCCGTTGAGGAATGCACAAAGGACGAGTATCATTACCCTCCAGAGAATTCTTGGCGAATTCCCTTAGATAAATTTAATGACACAATTCCAGAGTAAGGATTAGACATGGCAGAAAAAGGCACAGCAGCAGCAATTATTGAGGTTGCAGAAAAAGAAGTTGGTACTATTGAGGGTCCAAAAGATAACCAGACTAAGTACGGAAAATTTACTAAGGCTGATTTCTTGCCTTGGTGTGGATCTTTTGTTATGTGGTGTGCTAATCAAGCAGGTGTAAAGGTTCCTAACACCGTTTCAACTGTGGCTGGTGCAACTGCGTTTAGAAAGATGGGCACCTGGGTAGATGCAAAAGATGCCTCTCCAAAACCAGGAGACATAGCCTATTTTGATTTTCCAGGAGATGGTGTAGATAGAATTTCTCACGTAGGTATTGTTGTATCGAATAATGGAGATGGAACAGTCACCTGCATTGAGGGCAATACTGCGGGAACTGCAAAAGGTGATCAACGTAATGGTGGCGAAGTTTGTAAAAAAGTTCGTGGCTACATATCCAATAAGAAGAAGGTCATGGTATCTGTTGTTGGATTTGGTCGCCCCAACTATGTTGGTAACGAAGTTGAAGCAAGCATCCCTGTTTCAGAAACACCGATCTTCCCAGGAACTATCAAACCTGGAAGTAAAGGAAATAACGTTAAAGTTGTTCAACGTGCGCTTGGGCTAATGGCTGATGGAGACTACGGCCCAGCCACAAAGAAGGCTGTAATTGCATTCCAAGACAATCACGACATTTTGGACTCTAACGGAATTGTTGGCCCCAAGACCTGGGCAGAACTGGTCAAACTCCTATAAACTGGACATTTTACCCCCATAGCCCTCTAAGAACCTTCTGGTATTCTTAGGGGGCTTTCTACTGAAGGGGTGTCATGACAACAATCATTGGAGTTCAATACGAAGATCGTTGTGTTTTACTTGCAGATAATCAAGTAACAGATGATGGTGGTCGTATCTACAGACATCCACAAATGGCAAAAATTACTGAACGTGGTGATTTTATAATTGCTGGCTCTGGAGAAGTGTCTCCTTGCGATATTGCTCAACATATTTGGAATCCACCAAAGTTAACTGCTAAAGATTCTAAAGATGTCTACCACTTCATGATTGCAAAGGCTATGCCTTCCCTTAGAAAATGTTTAACTGAAAATGGATATGACTTTAATGAGGACCACGATAAATCTAAAGAAGGATTACGATTCCAATTCTTGATGGCTGTTGGTGGTGAACTGTTTGATGTCGATCAGGATCTGGCTGTAATGAGGAGTATGGATGGAGCCTATGCTGTTGGTTCTGGGGCCAGTTATGCGTTAGGTGCTCTGCACGCTGGTGCCAAGCCGATGAAGGCTATGGAGATTGCTGCAAAACTTACAGCCTTTACTTCAGGTCCATACATAGAAAAAGAACAATATAAGTAACTTTTGTGATGTAAACCACATGTTAAGTAAGTTACTCTACAGTAACAACTTAATATGAGCCTCCTGAGTATGAGGACGCAAAAACTGCTCTTATAAAATTATGGTAGGATTTAGGAATGTCTAAAACTCAAGATAAGAAAAAACAGAGAAAGATTGAGCATGCTGAGTTTCTTTGGAATCAGGCTCAATTACGATCAGCCCTAATTAAAAATCAATTAGACCTTGCCGTTGAAACCTTTAAAGAACTAAGTGGAGAAATGACTGAAGAACAAATAAAAGCAACTGAAGAACAGACCCAAATTCAATATAATCGCATTGAAGAGTACCTAATGAGCGAAAAAGAGATGTATTTAGAAAGACTAGGTATCCAACAGGACTGATAATTGGTCTATGTTAAAAAAAGTATTCTTTACGATGATTCTGGCCGCCCTTCTTTCAAGTTGTGGTTATGATGGGCACTTCAGGTATCCTTGTCAAGATCCTGCAAATTGGGAAAATGCAGAGTGCAAGCCACCAATCTGTACAGCCAACGGGGCATGTCCAGAAGATCTAGTTGGTCGAGAAGAAACAGA